CTGCTGCTCCTGCTCCTGCTCCTGCTCCTGCTCCTGCTCCTGCACCTGCTCCTGCTCCTGCACCTGCTCCTGCTCCTGCTCCTGCACCTGCACCTGCTCCTGCACCTGCACCTGCTCCTAGGCAAATCCCTGTTGCACCGATTGTACCTGTTCCGCAGCCGCAGCCGCAGGTTAACATAAACTTCAGCAAGACTGATACGCACGTAATTGTTCTAGAGAAGGGCAAGAGGTTTATTGAGATTCGCTACAGGGGTCAGTATCATATTGCAGAGAAATATTATACTGAACATCTTATGGCTTTGGGTCCTCAGAGATTCAAGGAGTGGATTCTAGCAATTGAGAAGATCAATCAGCTACTTCAGTAAGGTAAGCCTCTTGATAAAATTGAAAACCAAACCATATTTTTACATTTGCATCAGTGAATGTCATTTCAAAATATTAGTCTAAATGAAGATGAACAGCGCAATCGGGCCTATGCAGCACTGCTAGCACCACCAAAGAAGCCAGTTGAAATTGATTACTCGAAAGAGATTCTGGCGGAACTGAAAAAGATGAATGAACTGATGCGAGAGCAGACTGTTACACTCAAGAAGATTGAAGTGGCAACTTCGATGACAGCAACAATTTTAGAGGGTGTTCGGTCTGATGGAGTCTTGCGTGTTACAGATTGTATTTACGGGGCTAAATTTGGTGAAAAGAATCACTCAGCTCAGCTTTCTAATCCATCAAATTAGGAAATCACTTCGGTACTAGATGATAAACAGCCTGACGTACAATCTGAAGTTTTTCTTCTAGTAGATCATTTCTCTCTTTTAGTTTTGTTAGTTCTTGCTCCATTAATCTTGTTTTTGAAATAGCTTCATCAAGAGAAGGCTTATTCTTATTTTTTTCATATAGAACTTCACAAAACCAATGTAATTTATTCCATTCTTCATTAAATATTGGTCTTATTAATCTACCTAGCAATTCATACTTCCAGTAATTAATATCGGTGAAACCATCTCTTATTTTTGTTGCATTACTTTCAGACATTATTTCTTTTATAGAAGTTAATGCATCATGAGGATATTCAAATTGATTTCCATTTGCAGCATTTTTAATTGCAGTATCATTTAGATTATTAATCTTACAATAAATAAATCTGTTAATTCTACTTTTTAATTCTGGAACACAATTTTCCTTATATTGAACAATCTCATTGTAATGTTCAAGCATTTCTTTGGGAGACTTTCCAACTTCAGATGGATTCCAAATCCCATATCTATAAGTTTGTAGTTTTTCTATAATAGAAAGAGTATTAGGTAATGCTCGTGTTTTATGACACAATAATACTTCAGTCTCAAGAAGAGACTTAATATGATTTAGTTCCTTGCTCTTTTCCTCCTCTTCTATACGCTTTTTCTCTGCAATTTCCTTGCGAATCTTAAGAAGTTCACGAGCCTCTTGTTCTAGTTCTGGATCAATTACTTCCTTTGCTAGTTCTTTGACAGGCTCTTCTACATTTACCTGCCTCTTTATTGATTGAAGTGCCCTCGTTGAATCCTTTCCAAAGAAGTTGCAAACTTGTAGAATTACACACAGTGCCAATGATTGAAGGTCGATGCCGCACGTTACAATTTGAACATTAGCCTCTTCCAGAATTGCTTTTGAGTTTGCAGTAGGTGCTTTCTTTGATGCCCAAATCAAGAAGACCTTATCATTAGGAATTCTATTCTTGATTCTCTGAGCACAAAGAATAAACTGTGATACTTCCTGCTGATCAATTGCTTCCTTCCATTTATCCTGAATCAAACAGTGCGTTGTTCCAACAGAAATCATATGATCAACACCATTTAAGGATGTGTCTCTAAAGTGAGTACGAATATCATATTCACGGAGAGACTTTGTAAGATCTGGAATTTGTAAAGAGGCATTGTGAATGATCACCTCAAGTTCCCTTCCGTTATCAGCGGCTGACATTATTGCAGTTTATTGCATTGGAATTAATTCAATTTTTACTTATATTGTATTTAAGATATTAGTAAAATTGAAAGTAAATATATACTAATAAAAAATTATTAGATGAATACTCTTGAGTATTACGATAGGCAAAAGGAGTTTTGGGGTGATAATGAAGTTCAAGAGATCCGAACTGAATATCAAGCTAAAGAGATGACAATTAGTCAAATTGCTGATATTCATCATAGAACTCCTGGTAGTATTTCATATAAATTAAAGAGCCTTGGTATTATCGATCATAATACTCAAGCGAGAGGCTTTGATGAATACAAGAATAGTAATTTATACAAGGAGATTGTTGGAAAAGGTAGGATAAGTGATTCTGAAAGAAAGATAAAAAGACTTTCACGATATGAAACAATTACTGTACCACCGCAAATTAATATTCCTTTTAAACAATTGCTTGATCTACGATCTGATGTAGAAACTTTAAAAATGGATGTTAAGGAAATTCTTCGTGTTATGAATGCTATATACGGGTTCAAGCAACATTCTTCTTAATAAGAATTATCTGACTCATCCGAATCAAGTTCATATCCATCCACGTGATATTTTGCATAGCAGTCAGACGAATAATGACCTGGCCGACCACACCGATAGCACTCTCCACTATTATACTTTGACTTTTTTGTGTTAGATTTTGATTTATACTTCTTCTCATGTTCTTTTGTAATATTATTTGAACAAGATCGCTCGTGTACAGCACAACCGTATTCTGTCTTAAATGTCCTATCACAATAAATACATCCCCAGACATATTCTTCTACTGCTTGAGTCTTTGTCTGTGGTGGTGACTTAGTCTGTGGCATCATAATAGGACAAGCAGCAGCAAAGTGACCTGATAGATTACATTTATAGCATAAATCTGAAATACCCTGAAGTTCATTTTGTAGAAGAGACACTATGCCTTCTGGTAATACAACTTGACAATATCCAGCACCTCGAACATTATCAATACCATACTTCTTCATATAGTCCTTTGTTACGTTATTCTCATCGTGAGGGCTAGTGATAACCCTGCATTCAATCAATTTAGTAGGCTTGTACTTAGTCGTCCACGCAGATCCCTTGCCTGACTTGTGCTCCTCAAAGCGGCGCATTACATCCGAAGTCTTTCCAACGTAATACTTTCCCTTCTCGCACTGAAGCACATAGAGTTGCTCCATCTTGTTAGTTGTAATAAAGCAAATAAAAAATTCAATTTTTTTATTTGATTCATAAACTTACTTGTTCTCAAGGGCCGTTAGACGCTTCTGAATATCCTGTAGTGCATTTAAGATCGGCTCAAGCATTGCGACCATTTCCTGATCATAGAATCCAGCGCTATCACGTTCAATCTTCTTTTTCTTCTTATCAAGAATCTCTCCAAGAACCTTCATAGGGTTTGCCTTCTTCTCAGCTTCCTTTTCGGCCTCAATACGCTTCTGCTCCTCAAGGGCAGCAAGTCGTATCTTCAGAAGTGAAAGTTCAGTATCAATGTTGCTCATTGTATACTTGAAACAAAGCAAATGAAAAAGTCAATTTTTTCATTTGGTTTATTAGTATCCAGTTCACTTACGTCCCTTTACCTTCTTATAAATTCTATATTCATTTAATTCCTCTTGTTGATTCATAAAATCATCATATTCATATTGTTCCATAAATACTTTATCGTTATGCCAATTACTAAAGTACTCTATAATATCTTTATCCGATGTATCGTCATGATCCCAGGGTTCATTACCAATATAATGATTGTCCATAAATTCAAGTACTGCCTCTTTATATTTTTCAAGAGGAAGTAGTTTTGTTTTTTCTTTTTCTAAGGCAGCGTTTTGTTCTTTTAGTTTTTCTAATTCTGCTTGAAGATTTCTATTTTTCTCTTCTAATATCTTATTTTTCTCAGATATTTCTTGAATATTTTCTGTATTTTCCAGAATTGTTTGCCGCATTGTATCTACCTCAATTGTTGCATATACTGTCATATGCGGTTGCCATTTTCCAGCAAACAGATAGAATTCCTTATTTAATTCTTGCAATGAAGTTGTTGTATCTGATACAGTTTGATTATCAATTATTTTAAATGCTAATAAGAATATCTTGAAGAAATGAGTTGGCAATTTATACGGAAGAGGATCTAGTTTTATTATAGGATTTTTTCCAGAAGGTGTTTGACCATGTGATGCGTCATAAATTTCATTGTTATTCGCTGCGGGGCCATATGAGTTAAATCCACCAAACTGCCTATTCTGTACAATTGCGAATGTTCCAATAAATCTTCCGTAATTTGTTAGAGCAATACAACAATACTTAGTACCAGAAGACATTTGTTCACTCTGGTCTGCAGACTCCTTTATGAATATAATAAATTCGTCCTGTGGAAGTTTATAGTGAGAACAATAATATAGGGTACTTGAATATCTTTTTACGTTGGGATTCGTACAAGGTATTCTAACACAAGGCTCATATAGAACACCTTCAACGGGCTTATACGTATACATATCTTCAATGCCCTGTAAAGACATAGTATCTCTTTGTTCTCTCATTTTAGTAAATAATTCAGACATCTCTTTCACTAGTTTCTTTTCAGTATCTTCTAGGTAATTTACAATAGGCTCCATTGTATTAATGTAAAAAAGGTTAAGATAATCAATTTTTAGTTAACTTTACTCCAGATTAAACGCAAGTTCCTCAAAGCCCTCAGGCTTCACTTCCTCAACCGAGATAACATCTCGCGCCCACGCTCCGATCAAAGGGCTATCGCCTCGGTAATCACCACCTCCACGCCCATTGCCCTCGCACGTCAGCAAAGGCAGCGGGTGGTACTTCATTCCCTCCTCTCCAGACTTACAAGCCATCTTGTCCACGAACTGCCTCTTGCTGTGATTGACGATATATCGGTACGTCGTTGTATCCTTCTCTTGCGGCATAATCATCGTGTACTCGTCGCACATTCGGTACAGATTCTTCTCTTGGTCAGGCTCGTTATCCGCGTAGTCCCCAGCCCACACCATACGCGACTTGTGATGAGGCCCTTCGGGGCTCAGACCAAACTCAAACGTCGACACGAAATTGTTTCCAAGATACGAGTGCTCTAACAACTTCAGACCATTTCCGTAGTTGTGTGCGCACATCCACACCACAATCTTTCCATCAGCGCTAAGAACAATCGGATAGTAGTACTGTCCCATCTTATCTTTGTATACTAATAAAAAGTGGTAAGGTCATTTCAATTTTTTACGCCCTCTTAGAAGATGTCTACTCAGTCCCTCAAGCGCTTTTCGCTTCTGTACGCAAAGTCTCAATTCAAGCCCCTTCTCATCTCTAAACTCCAGACGGACGGGAGCTTTCGCTACAATGATCGAATCTCACGTACTGCGTCTCTTTTGAGAGAGGAGAGCGAAGGCGAAGTCTACAAATCCGTTAAGACCTACTTCAATCACCAGAATTCCTATGAATCTGAATGGGCATCTGTGCTTGACGGAATCCGAATGTCGCAGGACTACGAGGTAGGCGAAATACAACTGGAAAACGACAATCTGTCGGTTATCAATTGTTTGGTAAATGAGAGGAGACCAGCGCAAGGCTACGTCGCCAAATACTACGATGACGTTCGAGCCGCGGCAAAAGATATGGATTGGCTGGAGATTCGCTGGATTCCGCGGAAACTTAATAAGGCTGATGGGCTCTTTAGATTTTAGTGTCTACGAGTGCCTCTACGCTTTTTACTCTTTTTAATCTTACTAACTTTCTTGTGCTTGCGACTGCGAGTATATTTGCGCTGTTCTACACTTGAAGCTGAAGCAGCTGACGCAGCTGAAACAGAAGCAGCAGGACCAGAAGCCGCAGCAGGAACAAGAAAAGAAGCAGCAGCAGAAGAAGCAGCAGAAGCAGCAGCAGAAGCAGCAGCAGGGCCAGCAGGACCCATCACAAACGGCAGCGCGTGAATTGAATTTCTAATTTGTTGAGGTTTCGACGCCAAAAATCGCACTGAATTTCCATTAAAAAATCTATATGTGTAAGGCCAAGGTATTTCTTGCGGTGTACTTATCCAATTACTCAATGAAACACGACTACCCGAATAATTTACATAAAGACGACTTCTCATCCACTCATTTAATCTTCTTGAAAACTTATATCCATCCCTTTGAAAATAGATCAAATAATAGATAAGTTGTGCTAAATCACGGCCTTCTTTAAAACAAGGCCGCTCTTCAGGAAATTGCAGCGATGTTTTAATTTGGAGTTGATTCCACTGTAAACAACTAAATCCAAAGTCAATAAGTTTATAGATCATTTTATCTCCAATCTTACTATACATTATATTGTCATCTTTCAGATCACGGTGATTAAATTGTAGCGTGTCGCCAAAGAAATGTAAAATATGCGATATCTGTAATAGCATATCAGGTATAATAATATCATTTGTTTCTTCATCTTTCCCTTCAATATAGGCTCTAAGTGTATCTTTCATTAATTCAGATACTATAATTCCATTCAAACCGCTTGCGTCATAATAGAATCCAACACTGTAAATCTCAGGGACACCGCCATTAGGAAACCCTAATTGTTTACTTACTGACGAAAGAATAATCTGAATTATACATTCTTTTAAGAAATTATGACTCTGAAACTCAATAGGGCCATTTTTGGGTAAGAATCTGATTACTTTTATGGCAACTGGTTTACACGTTTCCACGTTTGCACATTCAGAAATAGCACCATAGGAGCCAGCGCCAATTACTTTAATTATATCATATTCAGTATCTATATTTGAAAACGTATTTCTAATTTGTACGCTTTTCATATCGCTAGAAAAGTATATTTCATTTGTATTAATATCTTCTACTAACATTTTTTCAAATACCTCTCCTGTCATATTTTCATCCAGTATCATTTGAATACCATATGGCCGTAAATCTATATTTGCTAGACGAGCTGGTCCAGCTGCAGAGGCATTCGTAGCAGATGCCATTCTACTTAGCGACTGTAAACTTTGCGAGTCCCTTTGCGCTTTCTAAGCTTACGCGTCTTTTGCTTCTGTTTCCGCTTCTGTTTACGCTTGTAGCCTCCGAGAATTCCTGGAAGACCTATTTGTGGCGTACTAGGATTACTACTAAGAACAGACGATGGAGAATAATTGAGAGAATTGCCTGTTGATTGCGCACGTGCAATAGCAGGCGGGTTGACAAGAGCTGGATGATTAATAGGGGAATTTGCTGCAGATGGAGCAGGAGCAATAGGAGCAAATATATTATTCACTTGTCTTACAACAGGAGTTCCTGCACGAGCAGCGGGAGCAGCAGGAGCAGCGGGAGGAAGAGGAGGCATAGGAGGAAGAGGAGAATAAACAGGAACCGAAGGATCAGGCACGTCGGAGGGTTTGTAATAAGGCAATTTTTTCACAGCACTACTTAGCTCTGCAGGCCTTGTTTTAGTCAAGAAGGATGGAGGGTCAAAAGGTGTTTCAGGTATATTGAAATAATCATAAGAAGCCTTCCAACCCATTGCAGGTGCCATAGTCAATAAAAGAATCCACAACCGAAGCCTTTGCGACAATTTACTAAGTTGTCTTAATTCATAAGTAAGTTGCGCTAGATCACGGCCTTCCTTAAAGCAAGTGCGGAATAGATAGGATTTAGTTTGAATTTGCAATTGATTCCACTTTATACACGCAAGTCCAAAATCAATAATTCTGTAGACCGGTTTATCTCCAACCGTTTTATACATAACATTGTTTGAATGGAGATCACGATGATTGAATCGTACAGTTTTTTGAAAAAAGTCTAGGATATCTGCTACTTGGACGAGTGCATCCGTTACGATAACGTCTTTCTCTTCTTCAGTTCTGTCTGCTATAAAGCTGTCAAGTGTGCCATCCATCAGTTCAGAAATCATAAAGCCACTGGTTGGCGTCTCCTCATCGCTAATTCCTATTCTATAGAGATCAGGAACTCCAGCAAGTCCTACTGGTTTGCTTACCTCAATAAGAATAATTTGAATGATGCATTCCTTCAAAAAGTTAGTAAGTAGAACTTCAGGAGTATTATTTTTATTAAAAAATACCTTTTTAATTGCAACTTGTCTGCATAGGTTAGAATTTGTGCATTCTGTTACGGCACCGTATACACCTTCAGCTAGATTGCGAGGATTGGAGTATTCGAGTTCTTTTGCACCATTTGCAAAGGTAAATCCTGTTGCATCTCTCTTTACTTTGTTCAGAACTATATCCTTTGTTAGTCGCGCTTCAAACTCGGCTTGAGAAAGAGAACTATCTAGGACAAGATTGAGACCATATGGCCGTAAGTCTATTGAAGGTAATTGTCTACCATTAGCCGCTCCAGCGGCAGCTGACCCAGCGGGAGAGACTGAGGCCATTCTATTCTAGACGCAGCAAAAATTGACTGGCATTTTCCCTTTGAATTTGCATAGACATAATGTCCTCTTCCGTTGCATACCGTATGCATCAGAGCCCCCGCAGCGCTGCCGTCGCGTGCCGCAAGACACTCAAGGCGACTGCCGCCGATTGCTACGACTTCACCGAGGTTGAGGCGGAGTCTTGGCGGTCTGATAGCCCTAAGACGCACCCTAGTGCCAGTGCCAGTGCCGACAGGCCTGCACCTGCTGCCAGCTCAGGCCTCCGCGTCGAGATGACCTACGGTAGTCGTCAGAGCCGCCACTCGCGTCACGTTATCCAGTATTAATCCGGCCAAGTTATTTATACAAAATGAATCCTAAGGTAGTATGAAGTTTGCAGATGCTCTAAAAAAAGCAACAACTCTTTTTGATTCCGATTCTTTTTTTGAAAGAATAAAGGATGAGGATCCAACAATGATAAAATATCTGCCACTCTTGCAAAAAATAAACAAGAGTGGATTTTTGACAACACAAAGTCAGGCTGGCAATCGTACAAAAGGAATTAGTTCTCACGATGGAGAGCCATATGAACTCCTAGAGCGAGCCTTTATAACTGGATTTATGCTGGAGAAAGATGCTATTAAATTTATAAAGAATATGGCAGTTCATACTGATAAGAATGCAATCTATGTTCCCGTATGCAAAGAAACACCTGCATCCTTAGACATTCCTCTTACGATAGTAAGACGTAAATCAGATATACGAATCGAAACACATATGTCTACTTCACTTCCAAAGTCAACAGAAGCCTCATTTAGAAAAATGGTCCATTTGAATAAATCAGAAAAAGTTGTATTCATTTTCTGCTGGGATTCAAAATGGTGTAGGTCTGCATCCGATAAAAATGGTCTTTTTACAGAAGTACATTCTATTCTTAAAATGTAGGAACGTAATTTTGAGACCAACTACAAAATCTAAGCAGCACAGCACGTGTACGGTGTATTGGCTTGCGGATTGCCTACACAGCCACCCGTCTGGTACTGGCAGACACCTGTCGTAAAGTAGTAGTTATTCGTGCCGAGCTGGCTTGCGCAGTACGAGCACATCCAGGCGCAGCCCGTTCCAGCGCCGACCTGGAACGTGACGCAGCTATTCGGGCCTGACGTAGAAACCAGGCTGCCATTGTGGTGGAGATTGAGGCAATCGGCATTCGATGATGTAAAAAGAGCTGCAAGAGCGGCGAGGAAAAAGGCACGCATTGTATAGTTTTACAATGTGTGCATTTTTTAGATAGTGTCTACCAAATTATTCATATAGTTTGTAAATACTTGCATTCCTAGATTCGTATAGTGTCCTAAATCTTGTTTCAATACTTCGACTTGTCCATAGTCTTTTAAAACATCTCTAGGATTTACAATGCAAATGCCGTGTTTTTCTGCAATCTCTGATACTACAGTAATTAGAGTATGTCTTGATTGTATATAATCAGTATCTAAAATTGCATCATAATGTGTGACGAGTATTATCTTTCGAGGTTCAATCAATTTCTTAATTTCTAAAATATCACTTTCTATTTCTTCCGATGATAGTTTTCTACAGATAAAGCTATTGAGTACTTCGTTTGGTGTATTTGTATGGGTACCCGAAAAACGTGGATCCACACATAAATGATGCAGGTAATACTTTTCAAACACATATGTCTTATCAGAACAGATTTCAATAATACATAGGTTTGACTCAATAAATCTCTTTTTAAATTCTTCAGTACAGAGTATTGGACTATTTTGTATAATACCAGTTCTAAAACAAAGTTTAGAAAATGGATCTGGTAGGATGATCTCTCCTTTTAGAAATTGAATCATTTGAAGTACTTCCTTTGTTGAATGAGTATAGTTAATATCTTCATTCAACATATTATTATTTTTAATGTCTTTAATTCTACACGTTCCAAATAGTGTAGTCATTATAATACTATTTGAATTTACATTTAGACTATTTCGTTTCAGAGAGAAGTGGCTTCTTGCTATCTCCAGATGCATCAGATTCAGATTTGACTGCCGGCAGTTCGATTGACCCTTCATCCACAAACGTTCCATCTTTGATCGCTTGAATATCTTTTAACAGATTTTTTGAGATGGAATTGTTTGTCTTTTCAAACACGTTAATCAGAGATGCCAGAATATTAAATCCAACTCCAACCCAAACAAGAATCTTCATATCATAGCCGGCTGCGATAGTTGTCGTCAGAATTCCAGCAGATTGTACAATATGAAAAAGATACACAAGTGCCAGATTCCATTGATTCAGACACTTGCGTTTATTCATAAACGCCTTGAGATCTTCGAGTTTGTTCTGCTCAAACAGATTCTTAATTGCGAGAGTATTGTCGATGGGCGCAGAATTCATTCTACTAATTACGTCTACTTCTTGTCTGGCGCTTTCGTGTCTTACGCTTCTTAGAACCTCCTCTAGCAATGCCGTGTTCTTTCTCTGCGTTTAACTTGGCCTTCAGATCATTGCGAATTCGTTCCATTTTTGCTCTAGTTTCAGGTTTGAGTCCCTCTCTAGTAAGATAAAGTACTGCTGCATCATATTGGCTTTGAAATTCACTTTCTAATGGAATTCCTGCCGCGATCTCGGCGTCGATTTTCGGCTGGAGGTCTCGGATTTGCTTCTCAATCTTTGGCCTTTCTGAAGCTTCTACCCCCCTTTCTAGAAGTCTTCTTAACGTACGAGCATATGCCTGTGCAGTATTTACTACAGTAGGAATTCTGGGTCTTGCTGCTGCAGCTACTGGCTCAGCTGCTGCTGGCTCAGCTGCTGCTGGCTCAGCTGCTGCTACTACCTCAGCAGAAACACCTACATATCGCTCGGCGATAGCTAAAAGCCGATCCATCTTTTCATTAATCTGTCTGAGATAGCCTATTGATGAATTTTCTCCTGACATTCTACTTATACACTATTTAATCTCTTCTCGCAATCCAGAGGTAGAATGGCTACTAAGCAGGCAACTGGCGCCAAGCCGCAGGCTACCGACGCCAAGCCGCAGGCAACTGGCGCAAAAGGCTTCGCGTTTGAAACACGCATCGGAACCACTCTCGATCTTCTCAAAGAGCAAATGGAAACTGAAGAAGGCTGGGTCTGTATTATTCACTCTGAACAAGGCATTCGCGAGTTTTTCAAGGAACAGTCTCTTAACGGTGTTGATCATATGGTTCAGATTCAAGATCCCCAAGGCAAACAGTACTTATTTTTATTGCAAGAAAAATGGAAATTGATGACGAATCAACGGGAAGTCAGCCAGTTTCTCGATTGCTGCGCCCGCATTCTCGCCCGAATGCCAGATTATAAGGGATCCGTGCATAGACTCTGGGTAAGTCGGACAGTTCCCACGCTAAACGGCGAAAAGTCGCTGGAAGAGGGGCAAGCGATCGTCGTTCAGACGTGCACCTCACAGACTTTTCTGTGTTATATGTCCGTGGTTGTTATCGCAGAGGTACTTGGCCGTCGGGATCTTTGCAACGGTTTACTTGACCAACTCGAAGGCTGGTTGCCGCAGGACGACGAAGTTGTGACGCAGGAAGTGATAGCTGCTACCGCTCAACCTTCGCAAGCAGCAACAACATTTAGCCCCATCTCCGACTTTGGAGAAAAGCGAGTGCTTCCAATCACGAAAAAGACCCAAGTTAAAATTAGCAAGATGGAATAGACAAGTACAATTCAAGCTGTACCTTTGCTTGTTTCAACGCTAATTCGGCTCCAGTCGTTGTTGTAGTAATACAATCAATAAAACAGTTTGTTGCATCTACACAAATCGTTTCAACCGGTGTACAATTAAATACTGTTGAATTTTGAATTGAAGGTATCGTTTTCCAAGTTTCTCTCGTAATTACCTCATATGAAAGACCTAGTTCTCTAGCACAGAACTGCACAGTTTTAGAATACCCTCCATTTCCTAAAATATAGAGCGGTGAATTCACAGTAGAAAGAACCTCTTTGACTGCAGAACAATCTGTATTATAGCCATACAGTTTAGAATTACGTATGAGCACTGTATTACACGAGTTAGTCTTTTTTACTATCTCATCTACCTCATCAAGATACTGAATGATCTCAGTTTTGAAAGGCATACTGACAGCAAACCCTGAAAACCCGAGACACTTTGCAGCAGCTACTGCATCCTGAATCGACACGATCGAAAACGACTTATAAATCGCATTGATACCTCTTTTTTGAAACTCTGTATTAAAAAAGAGACATCCAACATTTCCAGCCTTCTTTGAAAAAGATCCAAAGACGAGTGTATCCTTATTAATCATTCTAGTCTATAGTACCCGATCTCATTAAATGCCATTCACAGTAATTCAGATAAAAATAACTTTGCCTTGAAAAATAAAAAGATATTAAATTGATTAATGTGAAGAGGAGCCATATTTAAGAATATCAACGCTGTCAGAAGCTTGACCTTATTTATACTAAATCCACTCTGAATAATTCTATTCGTAAACTCATTTTCGGCAATACCCATCAGCGTCGCGTCAACCAGATGAGCAACTATAACATTTGATTCTTCAACACGAGTCGAATAATTCGAACTATTCTTCATACTGGAATAATTCAGTTGCATTCCTCCATACAGTTTGGCAAAGTCATAATATAAATCTCCAAGTTCTACGCTGCCGCCGAACTCTTCGCGCCAGTCAATCAACTTGAATTCACTGCCATTGTAAATAACATTGTCAAATTGAAGGTCTCCGTGAAATTGCCGTGTCGGCACTGCCTGCGACAACCAGGACCAGTCAATCTTGTCAAGATAAGAGTGAATAGGACCTACCTTGCGATCATTGATGAAAGGAATTGCATCGAGCTCTGCAAAATTAGTTGTAGACCGAAATAGCTCCACGCGTGCAAATGTCTTCTCCTTGTAAAATAAATCAGTGTATGGATTGAGAGCAATATAATCTGTTTCATCGTATTTTACTTGAGCAAATGTGGTAAAATACCAGTCTAGAAACTTCAGATAGGTATCCTTTGTATTCCACTCATACAGCGTTTTTCCTTCAAAGAACTCATAACTGAAAAAATACTGGCCTTTCTCAAGTAGCCTGGGAATATAGGGCTTCAGATATTCGCTGCGTGCAAACAGCTTCTCAATCTTGTTTTGAGTATCAATCTTCTTTATAAATTTCATTCCCTTCTTGTACTTGAATTCGTTCTTGATATTGTGCAAATAAAGTTTGTCGCCCTCATATTCATAGCAGAGAGACTGGTACAGCGCAAGTGTTCCGCTATCACGCCAGTGAATATCCTTCTTCTTAAAGTTGAACAGCTGAATTGACTTAAATACGTCAACCACTTCCTTTCTTTCGTCGACGTGTGCATCAAACTGCTTCCAAAACAGATCCCAGTCATACATGTAAAAGATTCCAGTAAATGCATTCGTAAATCCAGTCTTCGACTTATTTACGAGTTGTTCAATAGTCCCTGACTCTGAAATCTTTACGGTTGAATAAAACTGAGGAGTCTGTATAGGAGCGAGTCCGATCCAATTTTCCTTACTGAATACCGTATTTTGTAGAGCCGTCTCTGTATAAAAATCCGAGACGCAAAAGTAAAATGGGCGCTGAAGTTCAGATCTGCAGCACTCGAGTGAATGGGCTGGCCCTGAACCAGCTCCCTCAAATGGAAGTACATCAATGAATCGTACAGATCTTGATGGATGGAACATCGAAACATATTCCTTAATTTGATCCTTGAGATATCCAACTGCGATAACAAGATCAAATGTCTCGTCAAACTTATCGATAATATGAGATAGAATCGCCTTATTCTTCAAGGGTAGCAGCGCCTTGTGGCACGTCTTACTGAGTTGCTCTAGCCTGGACCCTGTTCCAGCAGCCAGAATACAGACGACCGGTTTCAAATGTTCCTCTTGAATTCTGCCATCACTGCGATTAAATTCATCATTCAATCGAATAACATCATCCACTTCAGGCGTTGATACTTCCTGTAGAATAATATCGGTTATTGCAATTACACGATGCTTTCTTTTGGGCACAACCGTAAAGAAATCACCTTCTTTCATTATGAAAGATTCAACAACACCTTCGTCGTTTTCGAGCCAAACTTCTGCAGTTCCCTGAATAATATAATTCGTCTCTAATTTGTAATTGTGAAGCTGATAACTCGTTTTAAATCCAGCAGTAATCTCAATTCTCTTGTAGCAATACTTGTCGTTTAAGGTTAGCCATATCTCTCGGCCCCACGGCTTGATAACGACCTTTTTAGTATTAATATACTTATTATCAGATAGTATACCAGGAACAATCATTGACATCTCATAGCATTTGTAGGAGTTAGTTTAGGCCTAATCCTACTGCTTCAATCAATTAAAAAATTGAACTCGATATTTTTACTGTAGATAGTACCTGAACTAAAAATGTCGATTGACCTGTCAATCGCAGATAAGCTTCTCACCTACGCAAATGAGGATCCTGTCAACTTTACCTACGTGGGTATCGGGTCAGCCCCGCGCTACGAGGATCCTAAACTGATGACACCTGAACTCGATCAGATTCTTCCCTCCTTCATCCTTGATATTCTATTTGTTGGATCTGCTCACGCACAAACAGTACGTTGCTATCATTTCGATCCGCGATTTGATCTGAACGTTATTAAGAACTACATTGAGCACAAGGATATGGGGTTTGTCTACGAACCCTTTGAAGAGGCGAATAACATCTACATCTTTCGTACAAATTGCCTGGAACTCATCTTTATCAAGGAGTTCTTTCAGCATACACCTGTGCAGCACACTCACGGTCCTATTCTAACCGAGGAGGACTTCAAGAAGAACGATGATGGGCTCTTGGAGGCACTCTGTGAGATCACTCTTCTTCATAAGGGACACCTCGTTGTTCAGGAGTACACTGGAACGAGTATTCAGAGTCTGTTTAAGGAACTATATGCAAAGAGCTATGAACGCAATGAGTTTAAGAATCGTATTCTGTTTGACATTACGTACAACACCGACTGGGGGTGCTGCGTGAATATGGCCAAGTACAAGCCAATCTACAAGAAGGACGGCCACTTCTTCAACTTTACACTTGCAAGCGAGGCTGAACTTCAGAAGCTTGTTGGCACAAGCCTCAAGATTGATGAATTCATCGGCATCTACTTCAAGCGCGAGTATAAGAATACGCTCAATAATTACTGCGTAGACTACAGGCGTAAGCTTCTTCGGAATGAACCTGGTCTCTTTCTAAAGCCTGAGGATGGTGTAGACGAAACAACCAATGCTGATACAATTATGAGTCTGCTCATTAATAAGCTTAACTTCTACTTGCCAATTCTGCGGTCAGTGCGAATCATTGATGAATTCAAGATTCAGTATGCGACTGATCTTATGAGAACATACCACAATTACGATCCGTATAAGTGGTATGATCAAATGGAAAAGATTGTTTCCTAATCGATTCAGTTTATTTATAAATTCTTTTACCGACCACCCTTAGCTCTACTTTTATTTTTGCGAATGCTGCGTCTGCTTTTTTTAGCACGGCGTCTGCTTTTGCGACCACCTTCCATCTTAACATTCCTCATAGCTTTTTCTAGTTGACGCCCTTCATAATCAAAGAAACCTTCAGGAGGATTACCTCCTGTAGCCATCATTACAAGTTGTCTAAATAAGTCTGCTGTTTCAAACTCTTTGTTATCTAAAATAGAATCATATACTTCTTGCCAATTCATTTGAAAACCAGCCTCAGTCTCATCAGTTAACTTAGGAAAAAGATAAGATAGTACCTTATCTCTATATTCAGGTCTTCTAATAAAATCATTTGCTGCAGCGTAGTTTTTTTGTTTAAGAAATATATAATATTGCCTATAATACATTTCTGCTTGTCTTTCTCTCCTTCGCTCTTCATAGAGTGTAAACATAGGGATAGCTCTCAAGTCTTCTCCAATTCTATTACCTGCTTCAATTATAAAATTTTGTAATAAAGTTGCAAACTGGTGAGCTAGAGCGGGATCAACAGCTGCAACAGCTGCAGCATCTACAGCCGCAGGACCAGGATCAAAAGTTCCTGTAGCTCTGTCCATTGCAATATTATATACGTATTCCAGTGCAAAAAATGCATTATCATCATCATCTTTAAATGCTTGTATAATCTCTTCAAAAAGACCTCCTTTATTATTTGTCATCAAATCCAATGCTGTTGCATAGTCTCCTCTTTCCACAATTTCAAAAAAATCGTCCATCTATTATTACAGAGATTTTTGTTTTTATCAATGATGCTAAGCTAAATGGCAATCAAAAACTAAAAAGTAAAACCAGAAAAACAAAGGTGGAAGCCGTAAGAGTCCTTCAGACTTTGCAACTGACTTTCCAGAAGGCACAATTACACTCGGCGATGATAAATCAGGAAGCATTTGTAAAAATTTAACAGCCACAAGTAAGAAGGATGAGCTCCGCATCTGCAACACAAATGGGAAATGATAGTCGTGCAAATGTTCTGCCTGTAGCAACAGCTTCCGGTCCTGGATTTCTCGGACCCAATTACAATCCTGCAGATGAGCTGACTGCACCCGCCCAGATCGGCGTCAGGCGCGGCGACACCCTCGACTCGGTCCTCGGTGCAGTCAAGGGTGTCGTCTACTACACGGATATGATTGGATTCGGTGAGTCATCCAGTCCCTTTACAAAAGGAATGCCTGGTCTCAAACCTCTCGGTGTTAACTATTTTTTACATACAGGCGCCCAATGCAGCAACGGAGCTGAAATGTGGGAGTATGTGCAAACCATTCCTACTGGCTCTGCCCTCGGTGAAAACGTGAAGAATGCTATCGCAGATATGGGTCTGCCTCAGCTACGCGGTATGGCACCTGGTATTATGGAAGATGCTAAGGCTGCACTTGATCCTACACCTATTCTAAATGCGGTTGGTGGCAGCGGATATCCCCAGTGCCGTCTGATGAAACTGCAAGTCGGCAACTTTGACGGCCAAATAAACAATCGAGATGGTGATCTTATTGTTGATCCAAATGGCTTACTGCGAACAGGGAGTGGCCGCTTCTTCCAGGAACACTGGATTCAAGATCGTATACCGCCTCCGGTTCGTCGTCCTGGTGAAACTGATCTGGACTATTTTCTAAGAGGCAACCCTATCCAGCTGCCCTACGATGAATGGGAAAAACAACCTAAGAATTATCGGTCAGATGGATGTCTGAAAGATCAAAGCCAAGTTGCAAACGGTGCAGCCCAGCCTATCTTTTGTGCCAAACAGAACACTGTCACGCAGATCACACTGCCTAATAAGAGTACTGTAAACGCTGTTGGAATTGATGGGTTTGATGATTATATGGAACGTGCACCTGCAGTGAATCGATCTGACAAGAACAAGAAGCTCGTGTCGCTCAGTGTTGCGACCATCGCTCTAATGGGCCTATTAGCCTTCTGGTCAGTCAAAAAGCGCTAGTGCTTTCTTGTTTTACGACTCCGTTTTTTATGTCTGCGAGTTCTACGAGTTCTACGAGTTCTACGAGTTCTACGAGTTCTGCGACCACCCAAATAAGTTGGGTCAAAATGAAGAAGAACATTATTTGCCTTACTCAAATAACGTTGTTTTTTATCTCCTGTCTCTGGATTTGTCATAGGGATTCCATTTCGTGCAAATCCGATACTATTATAATACTCAAATAACTTTTCTTGATTTCTTCCTACTCTAGTATTTGTCGCAGGAACCGCAAGAAGTGAGATTGGAAGGTTGTGGCGACGAGCCAAACACGCTGCCAGATACAGTAATTGCCTACCAAGACCTTTTTCTTTAGAAACGATAAGTCCAACATCAAAGACCGGTCTATTTCCAATTGTATTGTTTTCTTTCAGAAATGCTCTAGTTGTAGTTTTTAATTGTATAAACCCTAGCGTGTTCTCACGATCTGAGTCTTTATCGAAGAGTTCTATATGGATTGTACTATCAAATAGATCAATCGGTTCATCGTATAGAGCAGCGAGTGTTCTTACATGAAACAATTCATAACGAAACAATCCTTGTACTACTTCTGTTTCTTTTGCTATGACAATATCATACTTTTCGGTTAATGATTCAATAAGTGTAGTACATTTACTATCTGCATTTGCAGCGACTGCGGCAGCAGAGGCAGCCATCTAGTGTTTCCTCTGAGTTTTATTCTTGGATTTGACAGACTCGCAATCCTTCGCACGACCAATGATCGCGCAAGAGATACGTTTTCCCGCGTGCCCTGTTGTCTTTGAATCCTCTTCAGATCCGAGTCCAAGATCATCTTCATCCGCGTGTACAATCAGTGTGCGCCCGAGTAATTCCTCCACCTTGACACCTGCTAATTTGTAATTGTAGGTGTGATTGATGGCCTCTACGTTGCCCAGATCACCTGTGTGGCGTTTACCCTTTACAGTCGGCGGCCCACCGTGATCTGATTTGGGGCCCTTGTGAAAGTGAGAGCAGGCTCCCATACAGCCTTCGCCTCTCAGATCACCGTTTGTATGTATATGAAATCCGTGTTTGCCTTCCGGGAGCTCAGTAAATGTAGCAGAAAGTTTCAATCCTCCTACACTGTCTTCAAATAATGCATCTCCCTTTACTCCACCCATATCAAATACTGCAACAGCCTTCATTGTAGTCTATTCTTTACGATTTCTTTTTTGCTTATAGCTACTTTTGCGTGTAATACGCTTACGACTATTCTTTCTCTTATATCTCCGTTTACCTCCCGCAACAGGTTGACGATACATTAATTGATTAGGATTTGTATTTATATCATAGACCGTAATGGTTCTTCGATCAATTGCATTATCTCTTCCATCAAAAAGCAGTCCTTCAGCGTCCATTCCTCTAAAGGTTAATACCTCTACGCTATCATCTGAAAACACAACATTATACTGTGTCCCTACGACTAGCGGGATATTGTTCACATTGACAGCTGCCATCTACTAGTTTATGAATTATTAAGCTAGAGCCTTGTAAGCGTAAAATGCCGCTGTAGCGCCCAGAAACTGTGAGACCGCATATCCGCCAAACTCCGCACCCGTGATGGCTCCCTTGATCAACATCGCGAGAGACACCGCCGGGTTCACGTGCGCACCCGAGATACCCCCGATCAGAAGGATAATCAGAGCCAACGTGGCACCAATAATAAACGCATTACCAGTCGCCAAAATGGAGATTAGCAGTAAAAAAGTGCCGAGAAACTCGACGAGGAAAGGAAAGGTGTTCATTCTAGTCTAGAACAACAATTCTAGAAACTCCTTGCAAAGGCGAATCTGCTTCTTAATTACCTCCGTAATTGGCTTAGCCTTTTCCAGACTTTCAATATATTGTTCCAACTGAAAGCCGATTTCATCATCGTCCGGGTTATCAGGAATTGGGTAGTGCTTTGTTATGCCTATGTGAATGCAGCCATCGAGAATTTGATAAATAAGATTCTTACGAGTTTCAATCTCAAAGACTTCTTCTGCGTCCTCATCAAATGAAGTGGATACAGGAATTAAAGGAAGTTCAGCTAGATGTGCGTTTAGAAACCCTTTCATTCTCTGTTCAACTGCCGCATCTGGAGATAAATGATCCGGAGAATCGAAGAGGTGCAGAGAGCCTTTTGGAATTGTAATGGAAAGAGGTCGTCTAGATGTAGATTCAGTAGCCATTGTGGTACTTACTTTTAAATGTCATAACAAATTCAATTTTTTACCATACTAGTAGTATGGCGTATCCGCAAGACACGGCGATCTCGTAAACGCGATGATTAGATTCTAATGCACTAGTAAATGAGTCTCTCCCTGGGTAAAAATAAACTAATTAAAAGAATGGGTTTTTTTGTATTCATCCTTGTTTTAGTACTTCTCATAAGTATCCTTATCTATGGATACAACTCAGGATCCTGTAAAAAAGAAATAAAAAACTATGAATGTACGGATGCGTTTTGTTTGTATAAAGAGCTAAAGATTGATCTACCTTCGAAAATAAGAAATCAAGCGATCTCGCTTCTTGACAATAAATCTATTCAGAAACGCGTTTCAATCAATATGTATTTGGAAAATATCTATAATTGTGCAGTACCCAATAAAGATGGCATCACGATCTCCACACAAAATATTAGAAAAGTTGCACCTGATATCATTCAATACTACCAGAATGATCTGTGCCAACTGCTTTCTATGTCGCTCGGTCTCAAACTATTTCCTACGGATCTGACTTTACCGACATCGTGTGCATTGTTAATTTATGAAAGAGAAGGTGATTGGATCAATTGGCACTATGACTACAATTATTACAATGGCCGGTTCTTTACAGTGTTAATTCCGTTAACGAATGACATAACGTGTACAGAGTTTCAGTTTATGGATGACGACAAAAAGATACACAGCATACAATTAATCAATAACAATGCGCTGTGTTTTGAAGGGAATTTCCTGTATCATAGAGCGACGAAATTGTGCAAAGGACAAAAACGAGCAATCTTGTCAGTTCAGTATGTGACAGACAATACAATGAGTATGATCAATCAACTACGTATTAAACTGAAAGATTTTGCGTACATTGGAAAATTATTTTAGATAGTGTAGAATGAAGATCCCAACTGATTTTTCTTTTTGGTTCGTTTTCTTCATTGTATTTCTTGCAACTACAGTTATAGTGACTGCAATAAAAGCCACGATTTATAAGCAATACGGTGTACCTATGTATCCTGTCAGACTCTAAACAACTTTTAGCGTTGTTTTTACTGCATCTTCAGCCACTTCTGCAGCCTCATCCTCAGCCTCCTTAATTGACCCCTGCGTGTAAATCCTGCTCGCGATATTCATTGTTTCCAACTCCTGCATCAGAAGCTTGTAGGCGTAGGGAATCTGGATCGGTGCAAACTCCGTCGTATTATCACACGTCTTGCACAACCAAATGTTCGCGTCAGGATTGGCGATCGAGATCAGGCCGCACTTCCTGCACGAGTAGCAGTTGAAGCCGTCTGAGCACTCCATAAAGCGCTCCTTCGTAAACTCACTCACACCGTGAGCACAGACGCAATCACGCTCCATCTCTCCAAAGCGGAGTCCACCCTCACGTGCTCGCCCCTCAGCCGGCTGACGAGTCAGCATCACGAGTGGTCCACACGCACGCGAGTGTAGCTTATCTGCTGAGCAGTGGCGCAAGCGCTGGTAATAACACGGCCCCATAAAGATCTTTGTTTCCATCTGCCTGCCTGTGTGGCCATTGTACAAGACTTCGTTGCCATACGGCTCCAGATTCAAGTCATCACGCAGAATCTTTGCAAGACCATCCAGTGTCATCTTGGTGTTGAATGGCGTTCCATCACCCAAGCAGCCCGTGTGGCAGCCGATCTTACCCAGCAGCGTCTCCATCAGCTGCGCAATCGTCATACGACTAGGAATACAGTGCGGGTTGATGATGATATCCGGAATAATTCCAGAGGCTGTCTGAGGCATATCCTCCGGATTTAGAATCATACCCACCGTTCCCTTCTGGCCGTGGCGACTGCTGAACTTGTCGCCAATCTCAGGAGTACGGAGCTCGCGCATACGAATCTTCACAAAGGAATATCCTTCGCCGTTCCGATTCTTGAAGATCTTGTCAACGAATCCGCTCTCATTATTGCGAGGTGTTCGGCTGACATCCCGAAAGCGCTTAGCACCCGCTGGAAGAACCATTCCAGTCGGAACACGTAGAGGCACAATTTTTCCAACCAGGATGTCATCGCTACTGACGAAAGTATTTTCAGGAATGAATCCGTCCTCACCTAGCTTGCCGTAATTGCCATTGCGGAGCTGCTTCGTCAACTCGGGATCCGGGCGGCCAAAGCGTTCCTCCTCACCGCTGCTCTGATTCTTCTTCTCCTCGTCCTTGTATGTGCGAAAGAAGACTGACTGAAAGAGGCCACGATCCAAAGAGCCCCGATTGATCATAATACTGTCCTCCTGGTTGTAGCCTGTGTAGGTCATAATGGCAACAACGATGTTGCGACCCGATGGCATCGAGTAGGCCCCATAGTGCTTGCTCATTCTCGGACTGACGAGAGGGATGTTCGGATACATCAGCAAGTGGGCCAGTGCATCAAAGCGCTCCTTGTAATTCTGGGCAAAGAGACCCATCGCCTGCTTGCCCATCGCACACTGATAGGCATTTCTCGGACTCTGATTGTGATCCGGGAATGGAATCGTGGATGCAATGGAACCAAGAATTACACAGGGGTGAATCTCAGCGTGAGTGTATCCGTGATTCGGCTTCTCGCCCACCTCCTTTGCATACATTGCAATCATTGCCTGTTCCGTCTCTCCGGCATCAATGTACTCCATCAGACACTCCCCATTGGGAGTCATCCAGCGAAGCAACTCATCCCACGTCTTGCAGGATTCAATACTCCGAAGCATTGCCTGCTGTTCAGCCTCCGGCGCAGCAGCGATAGTGGCCAGAGCGGGAGCGTGGTAGAGAGGGCGAACCAGACGCCCGGCTTCCGTAGTTAGCCAGAGTTCCTTGACCGTTGGCTTCCAGACAATTCCAAGTTGGCGGTGGAGAACTCCCTCCCGCTTCGCCTTTCGGATTCTCTCAATACAACCGATCGCATCTTTCGGAGTAAACATCCCAATCCATTTTCCATTCAAGAAGATCCTGGCGCCAGTGAACAATTCAGAAATCGGAAGCTTTCGAATCGGCTGAAACTCTTTCATCGCATCCACGAATTCCTTGACAATCGCCGGATTACTAAACTGAGTTATGGAGACCGTGCTGGATAAGTTCTTGACAACTCCTACACTGTGGCCTTCCGGAGTCTCATTCGGACAGATGAAACCCCACTGAGTGTTGTGGAGCTTGCGAGGTGCAATAAGTTTTCCGGCAGTCTTCTCAATCGGAGTGGAGATGCGGCGCAAATGGCTGATCGATGAAATGAAATTCAGACGACCGAGAACTTGGCTGACTCCGATTTTCGGCGGGCCTCCAACTTTTGCGGAACCAAAGTTGCCAGTGGAGAGAGCGGACTTCAAACCAACTTCGACAATGGTTGATTTGATGACCTTGTACAGATTACTCATATTCAGAATCTCCTGAAAGCTGCCGGTAGCCCGCCACGAGCCGGAATGAATCTCCTTGGCGATCGAGGCCTTCATATCCTTCAACATCTTGACCTGGAAGAAGGTCCGGAAGAGGTTTGCCAGGAGGAAGCCGGGGCTGTCCACACGCTTATTAGGATAGGAGTCTCGGTCATCTCCACTGATTCGCTTATAGGCAACCCAGAGGAGTCGCCGGGTCATATGCGCCAGAAAGCACGCCTTCTCGTAGGCATCTTCTGTGCCGCCGATGTGAGGGTACAACTCATCACGGAGGAGATCCTCGACTGTGACATTGCGTGTGGGCTTGCCGGTCCAGATATTCAGATGACGCTTCATCCAGTTCAGGGCATCCTCCTGTGTGAGAACCGTAGAGGCCTCATTGATCGATTCAATGATGACATTCTCGAACGTCGGATCCCAGTCATCTCCCAGAATGAGCCGGACGATGGTCTCGTCTTCCAGAACACCGAGAGCCCTGAAGAGAATGAACAGCGGAATCTCCGTCTTCATACGGGGGATGGTTGCCCGGAGATAGATGATCTGCTGATTCTTCGGATGGTACATCATTCGAACTGAGATTGACTTGGGAACCTGCTCATTCATCGGACCGATCGACTTGACCTCGATGACCTCCCACTCCTTTGTGGGATTGCGATTGTTGCGAAAGACGACGGGGCGGTTTTCACTCATTCGCTCCTGGCTGATGATAGCGCGCTCACCACCACCGACGATGAAGTAGCCACCGACATCTTCGGGGCACTCACCGAGCTCCATCGGATGCACGTGCTTCTGGTCCCTCAGCAAGCATAGTGTGCTGCCGACCATAACGGGAATCTTGCCCAGATGCACATTGGGAAAGACACGAGTGTGAGTGGCGCGACGGCCATTGTCGCTGTTGTCGATGCGCGTCGTCGTGACAGCGACATCAACGGTTAGCGGTGATGCATAGGTCAGATTGCGCAGACGAGCATCATTGGGCAGCATTGGCAAGACTGCACCATTGTTCTCAAAGATCGTCGGCTTTCGCAGCTGCGGCTTCTGAAATTCCACCTGCACCTCGTATTCATAGTGCACACTGGCGCGGCTCTGAGTTATTACAGCAGCTGCAGCGGCAGCATCCTCCTGAGTCTGGCCCATCAGTGCATTCGCAGCAGAAGTTGAAAGACCTGTAGCGGATGCAAGTGCAGAACGGGGACCTGACAGAGGAATCTCAGGGCTGCCACGAATGATGATCGGATTCGTGGCCTGCAGGATCTCAGGAACATCGTGCAGAATGAAGTGGTTGAATGACTCAATCTGATGCGAAATGATCTGTTTACGATCCATTTGCTGGAAATAGATATCCAAAATCTTATTGTGATCTGGAACAATAAGTTTTTGAACGCTGCTTTCAAATTCCATTTTGGGTATGGTGGATGAACCGGCACGGTCCATATCAATTTTAGGTGAATGACGCGAAGCGACTTTAGGCACGAAGTGCCTTTTTAGTTGCAATGCAACTTTAGGCACGAAGTGCCTTTAGTTGCTGCGAAACTTTAGGCACGAAGTGCATTTAGGCGTAAACTATCGCGTAATCTATACCTGATGTCTGAATAAGATGAATGATTCTCCAAAAGATGATTCCATAAAATCCTTGACTATTACGGGCACCGCTGCTGAAGACGGAATGAAATCCCGGCGACCTTCCTCACGTAAGAGACGGCAGAAGGTTGAGGATATTTATGAGGAGCCTGATCCGTTAGCACCTCCTGAACCGCCAATGCCGACTAGACCAATGGCAAGAGTGCAACAAGCACAAGTTAAACCGCAACCTCAGCAACAACAGCAGCCTCAGCAACCTCAGCAACAACAAGCAGATCGAGTTCCGTGGAAAGCACCTCCTATTAGACAAGAGGGAGGTCAGCCAGCTGGTAAAATTGTTTTGAATCCTCCGAAAACACCCAGAATTAAGTTGCAGCCAAAGACAAGCCAAGTGGCAGCAAAGACAGTGCCTCAAGCTAGTACGAATACAACACGCAAGGCTCGTAGGTTTCGTCTAACGGTATCAAATCTCAATCATCGTTTTACAAGAGCCAAGAAAGTTGCAGAACAATCAAACAGACAGCCCATTCAGTCGATTCGCGACTATTTACTGCAGAAGGGTGTTATACAGGCCAAAAGCAAAGCCCCTGAAAAGATGCTTCGATCAATGTACTCGGATTTTATGATATTAAAAGATCCAGCGCTTTAGAAAAGAAACAAATAACAGATGAGTACGCCAGCCGATCTGGATGCCGCATTCAATCAATTAAATGTATATATACAAGATACATTCACACTTTTACAGGCACAAACACCAGTTGTTGCAGGTCCGGTAGGTGCAACTGGCCCAATTGGACCTGCAGGAGGTCCAACCGGCGCATCAGGAGCCGTTGGCGCAACAGGTGTTCAGGGAATTCAGGGTGTCTCTGGTGCTCAGGGTGTTGTAGGACCACAAGGTCTGGTTGGAGTGACTGGAGTCCAGGGTGTCCAGGGCATTCAGGGAACAATTGGGCCTTCTGGACCCACTGGATCTACAGGATTTCAGGGTGCAACGGGTCTTCAGGGTGCAACTGGTACTCAGGGATCCATTGGACAGACAGGACCTTCGGGTCTTACAGGTGCTACGGGAAGTCAAGGTAATCTTGGAAGTACTGGTCTACAGGGTACAACCGGACAGACTGGTCCGACTGGGTTATCAGGAGCAACTGGTATACAGGGCGCAACTGGATTATTAGGAGTAACAGGAATTCAAGGTCCTCAGGGTTCAACAGGACCTACGGGGACAGCAGGAGCAACTGGTATACAGGGTATAACAGGTGCAACAGGTCTTATAGGAGTAACAGGACTAGTAGGAGCAACGGGATTAACGGGTGTGACAGGAGTGACAGGGCCTTCAGGTGGTCCGACTGGTGCAACAGGACTTATTGGCCCAACAGGTGCATCAGGTATAGCTGTATTTAATTATAATAGTATTTCTACACAAGATATGTCTGCTCTTATTCCTGATGGTTCTGGAGGATTTAGATACAATACAACGTTCAACGTAGCTACAATGACAGATGGATTAACATTGGTTATTTTAAATTCATCCCAAGTGTCTCCTCCTACCGAATTTTACTTTGTTGCAACAACTCAAGCATCGAATAAGGCATTTCTTGTAAAGTATTTTAGTCAGAGTCGTAATACTATTAGTGTATACGTTACTGATGGTGCTTATCGTCTACCAGTTAACGGAGTAGGTTCAGGTCAACCTTTTCCGCCGGCCTTTACTATGCAATCAACCTCTAATTCAAATGGAACTGCACATACATATCTGTTTATGTTTTACAAAGGTGCAAATGGTCCTGGAGGCAGTCCAGATGGAGATGCTGCTTATATTTATTAGAAAATTGAAAATGGATTTAATCTAAATACTAGATAGATACAATGCTCTCTCTAGTATTTGGTGCTCTTATAATGATTGGCGCTTTAGCACAGAGTCCGTCAGTAGCTCCCCCTTCAGGAGGTCCTAGTCCTCAACCTCCTATATCAGCATCACCTGCCGCTTCCCGTTCACCTGCTTCCCGTTCACCTGCTCCTTCACCTGTGATACCTCCTCTTCGTTTTATAGATTCCACTCTCTTTCCCATTGTAGGAAATTATACAATGGGCTACGTGAATACTACGCAAGAGAATCGTTGCCATCGCGCTACACTAAAGTTTCAAGCGCAGAATACAGGCCTCGTAGATATGCTCAAGATGGGAGTCTATTCCCAGGCCGCTCCTGAGACGTGCGGTATCAGCTTCGTGCTCTCCACCTTTCCTGGTGGTGTTGCTGTAGGCTCGTCTCTCCTGACGACCTTTACAGATCTTGTAGCGGCTGTTCCTGGTACGGATGAGTTTGTCAAGTTCAATGCAACTCCTTCTAGCTGGTCGGTCGTTGCGGGTGATAACTATACCATCACGATCCTGCCTTTCACGTGGGCATCAAGCCCTTCTGGAACAATTGGGACTCCCACACACTGTGTCTTTCAGATTCCGTATGGTCGGCCTGGTCTACCCTATGCTTCCATAGGCCAGTACGGACCTACTGCTCAACCGTGTGGCTCAAGCCCTTGGACAACAGATCTTGCAGGCGACGGATATGCCATTCAGATTCTGCTAAATGGCCACGCAGCGCAAGTGAATGCGCCTTCTGCTTCGTCCACTCCTACACCGACACCGACATCGACACATACTCCTACACCGAGTTCAACAGGAACACCAACGCCATCTGCAACACCTACAGGTACACCGACGATCACAGACACACCGACACCTACGCTCAGTCCAGGTGCAACAGCATCAAATTCACCGACCTCTACACGCACACCGAGTCGCACGCCGTCAATCAGTTATTCACCGAGCCCTACCTCTTCCATAACACCTTCACCGACACCAACTGAGACACCGACAGCGACACCGACACTTCGTATTGGTGCTTCACCATCCGTGACACCTACAGAGACACCAGGGCCGACCGATTCGCCGTCTCCCACGCATTCTGTGTTGCCGATCGGTGCTCTTGCTGCTGGCACTGGCGCTAGCGCACCCTCTGGGTCCTTTGACACTGGACACGTCGTAGGTGCCGCGATTGGTGGTGCACTAGTCATCGTTGCCGCAATCGGAATCGCTATTCGTCTTCGTCTTGTACACGCGGAACTCAATCCAGATAAATACAATAAGAAGTCAAAGATAAAGATAACCCTCAAGGATCCCAATTCAATAGACTCTCATCACACAACCACGATTAATCCTTCTGCAAGTGTCGTACTGCGTGTCAATTCGATGAAACGCAGTAAGTTTGAACCGGTCAAGGTAAGTGCGGACGGTGTTGCATTAGAAAAGACACGTGATTATTGAGCAAAATGTTTGTCGAAATATTCGAGTGCATTCAGAATCGCCGCATCCATATTAAAATAGCGATAATTGGCTAAACGACCCAAAAAATGGACAGATTTCTCTTCTAGAGCAAACTTTCTGTATTTTTCGTAGAGTTCCTGATTTTGAAACGTGGGAACAGGATAATAGGGTTCACCCTTATCAGTTGTGATCTCCTTGACGATAACTGTATCTTTAGATTGTTGATTGAGAAAGTGCTTGTATTCGACAATTCGCGTATACGGAACTTCCATTCCAGGATAATTAATGATTGAACACGGCTGGTACAATGGAACATTCTTATGAATCTCTTTTGTAAACTCAATGCTGCGATACTCTAGAGGTTGTAGACCCTTGCTGGCGTAAAATCGGTCAATCGGCCCAGTAAAGATGACGGTTTGAAAGGATTCGAGTGGCTGATCAACGTACTCAAAGTAATCAGTATTGAGTTTTACAGTTATGTTCGGGTGATCAATCATTTTCTTTACGAATTCAGTATAGCCTTTTGAAGGCAGAGCCTGGTACTTGTCATCAAAGTAGCGGCAGTCAAAGCTCTCTCGTACAGGAATACGAGAAAGTACAGTGGGGTCAAGCTGTGCGGGCCACTTGGCCCACTGCTTGAATGTATAGTTCTTGAAAATCTTTTCATATAATTCAGACCCTACACGACTTAGTGCAACTTTTTCGGAATCATCGGTGCAGTAAAAGACTTGCTGATTTTCTTTGAGCCAGGCTTTCATTTCTTCGGGTGTCTTGATATTCTGGCCGCACAGAGTATTGACTGTTGTTATATTGACTGGAATATGAATAAATCGTCCGTCAACGAGGCCCATAATCTCGTGATCCCAGCGCTCCCATTTTGAGAACTGAGATACATAAGTCCAGACACGCTCGGAGTTTGTATGGAATACGTGGGCACCGTATTCATTCATCAAAATTCCAGTCTCTTTATCGACGTAATCATAGACGTTGCCGCCGATATGCTTTCGTTTGTCGATAATGAGGACTTTTTTATTGAGCCGACTTGCAAATTGCTCGGCAATTGTCACTCCTGATAGACCGCATCCAACAACAAGGACATCATAGGTCATTTGTTGTTGTATGTTGTGTGGCTTTAGGGTCTCAAATGGCATTTACTTACGATTCTTGTTGCTGCGATTCTTACGGTTGCGGTTATTACGACAGCTGCGGTTCTTTCGGCTGCGACAGCTGCGACAGCTGCGGTTCTTTCGGCTGCGACAGCTACGACCGCCTCTCATATTATTGTTATTGCTGTTATTGTTGTTATTATTGTTGTTATTATTGTTATTATTTACACTATTAATGTTGCTATTATTGTTGCTGCCTTCATATATTTCTCCAATATCCATTAGCGCCTTTAATTCTTTCTCGCGTTCCTCTTTTTCCCTTGCCTCCTCTGCAGCAGCCGCCGCTTTTGCCGCAGCCTCTGCTTTTCTTGCAGCCTCTGCATCAGCAGCTGCCTTTGTAGCAATATATTTAGCTTGCAGTTCAGGAATTAAATATTTGTCTACATTATTATTAACATTCATTCTACTTACTCTTCATCTTTTTGCCGGGTGCCTTGATGTAAATCAAGGTGCCTCCTTTGGTGCCTTGATGTAAATCAAGGCGCCTCCTTTGGTGCCTTGATGTAAATCAAGGCGCCTCCTTTGGTGCCTTGATGTAAATCAAGGCGCCTCAATATGCGGCCTCCCCTCTCGCATCTCATAGTAATACTTCTCCAGGTCGATCGCGTAAAAATATCCTACAGATCTCAGATTTGGCCCATAGATCGGTCGGTCGCCCATTAATTGGCAGACTTCAGGGACAGCAGTCTGACCATTGGGCCACAACTTAGGACAGAGTGGACTCGGCTGTGTCAACCACTTCCACTCATATTGTACAGCTTCCTCTTTTGTCATTTTCATAACATTTTTATAGACTTCATATCCGTACGCGATCATCGGCTGCCGAATCAAACAGATATTTGCCTGACCATTAAGAGACATCCACATCAGATTTGTAGTCGACACATTGAGTTTCGCGAGAAGCTTTTCAATCAGATCTTGAGATCGCGGGCCAAACTTGCAAGTGTCGTGCAAAAAAAGAAACCATTCTTCAGGTTTAGCTAGTTCGTGGTCAAGTACCATCTGAGCTGCAATCCAGTTTGCGTACTCATAGATATTCCGCTTGAGCCGAACCGTTATGCAACCGTCATCTTCTTGCTTGATTGAATCTTCAGATTCCTTTTGATAGACATAGACGATCTTAGATCTCCAGGCAGATGGAATCGATTTCTGAAGCATCTCGAGTGCGACTTCATATCCCTTGATTGTTGGAATAACAAGATACATTTATCTATAATACTTAAAACTAAAGATTTAGATCTAGTAAGTATACGATGGATGAAACTCTTACACAGGATGAACTGCTGAATTTACTAAAAGATCCTTCTACAATCAATTTATTTGAAAAATCAAAGCTAGAGAGTGATTGGGCAGAAGCGCAAAAGTACGAGCGCAATTGGTGGGTAGTCTATACAGGAAACTATCCAGATGAGATTCGCAAAAATAACATTGAAGCTCGTTTTATGATGGTAGATCAGGGTCTTCCTGGAAAGTCTGTACTTGATATTGGATGCGGTCCACTTTCTCTTTTACAGCGTATTAAAGTGGGTACTGGGACTGCACTTGATCCGTGTCATTATGGTGATTTAGAAAAGGAATATGAAAAGAATGGAATTCGTAGATTATATAAGAAAGGTGAGGATTTGAGTGAGGCTGATGGAACGTTTGATGAAGCGTGGATTTATAATTGCTTACAGCACGTTCTGAATCCGACTCAGATTCTTGAGAATGCGATGAAAGTAGCCTCTATGATACGAATCTTTGAATGGATTAATCTTGATCCATATGAAGGACATCTACACAAATTGACACCTGAACTTTTACGAGGACCCTTTATGAAAGAAGAATCTGGGTGGTCATTTGTTTATGAAACAATTGGAAGATTTTTTATAGATGAAACTATGCAAGAGCAATATTATGTTGGAATCTTTAAAAAGAATGAATTAAAGGTTACTTCTATTGATCTTTATAATATGTAGGATGCATCTTTGCGATAGGACACAGTCCTATCTAAAAAGACATCCGTCTTTGCGATAGGACACAGTCCTATCTAAAACCGATTCGCAAACTATATGTTCAGTGATGAATTCCCTTCCATCGTATTTGAGATCAATCGATCAGACTTTAGCGTCTGCTAATGCTACTGGAGCAACTGGTGCTGCTGCCGCAGTACCTGCAACTGCATCCGCTGCTGCACCTGTTGCAGGAACTCCTATGCCAGATCCTCCATTCAACCCTTCCTTCAGCTTTCAGACAACCCCACTGACAGGCTCAGCACCCATCTCGATTGCACAGCCTTCCAATAACAAGAAGCTCCGCTTTCTCCAGGTCAGCACGCACGCTCACCAGTTCACCGGTTATAGCAAGGTCTCTTATGAGATCATCAAGCAACTCGCCGCGCTACCTTGGCTTGAGCTGACCCATTTCGGATTTCAGAAGCATCCGCAGATACCCCCGAATTTCCGTCCCTACCCATCAAATGTTACTGTTCTCGATGCAGCAGCAATGGAAAATCCTCCTCAGCAGGGATTCGGATATGGAAACCTTATTGAGGTAATCCGCTCCAAGAAGCCGCACGTTGTGATGATTTACAATGATATGTCAGTTGTATCGCGTTTTCTGGAGGAGATTCGTAAGTCGGGTCTAGTTCGCAACTTCAAGATCTGGATCTACTGCGACCAGGTCTATGACCGCCAGCTGCAGGGAATGATTGATATTCTGAATCGTGATGCAGATCGCGTGTTTGCCTTCACGGATTATTGGAAGAAGCGTTTACGTGATCAGGGTGTGACACGGCCTCTCTCCGTTATCGGCCACGGGTTTGATCCAAAGCTATTCTTTCCTGTGCCGCGCGACCTCGCCCGCAAGTCGCTCAAGATGCCTGAGGATGCCTTCGTCATTATGAATCTGAATCGTAATCAGCCGCGTAAGTGTCTTGATGTTCTCATTATGGCATTCGTCGAGCTTGTCGTCAAGTACCCCACAAAGCCGATCATTCTATTGTCAATCTCAGACAAGGGTGAAAAGGGTGGTTGGTGGCTGTTTGAACTCTTTATCAATGAACTGCAGGATCGCGGAGTGCCGATTGAGCAGTTTGGCAATCGTCTAATGATCAGCAATCAGGATATGGCCTTTAAAGATGAGGATATCAACATTCTGTATAACATCGCTGATGTTGGAATCAGCACGGCGGAAGGAGAAGGGTGGGGTCTGTGCAATTTTGAGCAGATGGGTGTTGGCATTCCGCAGGTGGTTCCTGATGTGGGAGGATTCAAGGAGTTCTGCACAATGGAAAATAGTGTAGTTGTCAAGCCGAAGTACAAGATGTACTTGCCAGGTGTATACTCACCGGTTGGAGGTGTTTCACGTCGCTGCGACCCGCACGATATCTGTATGGCTCTCGAGGAGTATGTCAATGATAGCGACAAGCGAAAGCGTCACGGTGCCAAGGCGAAGGAGACCGTTCTGGGCTACACGTGGGAGAAGGTGACGAAGGAGTTCATTGGAAAGCTGGAGGAGGAGCTGAAGGAGTTATAAAGTCGGGTTCAGGACGCCGAGTATAGACAAGAAGGCCTTTGTCCTTCTTGGCCGTTAAATAATAGTTGCGATAACATTCTATGGGATCGCTACTAGTCTTATACTTGTCATCCATTGCGATTGCGAAAGGGGTTTGGCCTATAACAGCTAGGGCAGGAGGATTCGCCTTGAGCCACTTGACGTGCTCTACGCAGGCGTGTGGCTTAGGCTTCTGCCACCGATACGTGTACTCATCGCCGAGTGCGAGACCGAGATCACAGGCAAAGTGGTAGTTTTCGAGAGATGCGCGAATCCAGATTGTGCAGGGGTGCTTGAGATGCGCATACTTATATCCACGGCCTTCTGAATTGATCTTTTTTGGGCTCGTCTGTAGACTTGTTGGCAAAGCCAAAGGTCCGAGTTGCTTCTTGGTCTTCGTTAGCAGATCAGGATAGGCTGCCGTCCAGTGAGCAGTATACAACATCTGACACGTCTCAAGAATCATCTTGATGACGTGCTTGTCGCAGTGGGCTTGCGCGGCTTGTACGGGATCTGTAGAAAGAATGAATAGATTCATTCGTTCAACGGAGTGTAGTTGTGCTTGTTGACTACCTAAACGGCTCATCAATTTTTGCGTGTCATCTTTTTCTTAGCTCTCCTTTTCTTCTGGGTTTTCTTATACTTACGTTTTCCGCCTTTTGCTGCAACAGGAGCAGGTGCTGCAGCTTGCGGTAAAGTAGCAGGGCCATATCCTTTTGCCAAAGCAGCAAAGCCTCCTGGAGTTTTTGCCTTCTTATAAATATCCGCAGCAGCGACTGCACCTAGAATGGTATCACCAGAGAAACCCAGGAGTTTAATCATTCCTGCATCCTTGGCTAACGTCGTCGCCATTCCGATTCCTCCATTTTCACTTAGCATCCATCTGTAAAATTCGGGATGCCGAACAGTGACAGTAAAGGTCATTCCACCCGCATAGTCGCCTTGACCTTTGGAAAAGTCATAGCCTGTCGAATCTTCCCAGCAGGCAGGAGGCGTTTTCGCAAAAAGAATCGCCCATTCCGCATTTAGAATACGCCCTTTTGTTCCTGGAGAACGGACATATTGCCATATATTACGACATTGACAGAGTACAGGAATACCATTAACACTTTCGGGCTCTGTAAAGAGATTTTGTCCGAACATTGTTCTCGTAAACGTTTTCGGAAAGGGGCCGAGAACCTCACCTGACAGACCAAGACCGGGAACGGTAAATGTTTGCATAACTTTACTTTTATCTGCCGTGATAGGTGCAGTTACCCAGCGTGTTCCTGTTTTAATATCATTAACCCAATGGCCTTGTACTGGTGTTATCGCTTGTTGAGATGCCCAGGTCGCTTGGCCTTGATTTCCTGGTTTTGCATTTGCTGGCTTTGTTATGGGTAGATGCGATTGGGGCTGAAAAAAAAGGATGTCCAAGAGACCCATTACTTTTGCGTGTGAAATTTACTTGCGACTCTTTCTTGACTTGGCCTTCTTAGCTTTCTTCAAGCGGCGTGTTCCTCCAAATCTAAAAAAACGACTCATATCAAAAAATGAAGCAGGGGCAGGAGCAGCAGGAGCAGCAGGAGCAGCAGCAGGGGCAGCGGCAGCGGCAGCAGCAGGAGCTTCGGCTTCATTAGCGATCCGTTCTGCTAGCATAGCATTCGTAGCAGCATCAATTTTTTCGTTGATCTCAACTCCCGCCGCTCGTCGTCTCGCAATTTCTTCAGCAGCTCGCGGGTCCCGAACCCAAGGATCTTGTGCGTGATTTCGTCTATGATTTCGATTTGTTCTATTATTATTTGCAGTGCCTCTACCATTTGGCCGCGGATATCTCATTGCTCCAGATGGGCCTTCTCTCCTGGCATTATTGTATTCCAATTCAGCAGGATATCCGAGAGTTGCAGTCTTTTTACCTGCTGTACGCGATGATGGCCTTGATGGATATTTATTGTTGCGTACAGGAAGTGTGGGTGCAGTACTATTTGTACCATATCCAGCACTGACAGCATATGTTGGGTCCCGATTATGAAAAGGACGCACTGCAGCACGATTAGAAAAACTTGCTCTTCTTGTTGCTGCTGGTATTCTTAATAGTGAAGGACCAAGAGGAGGTGGCTGAAATGCACCATGAACAATTAAACCACCTGTACCAGCCACTGCAGCAGCAGGATTAGCTGTAAGAAGTCCTCCTAATGCAAGAGCTCCTAGACTACGCTGTAAAATAGAAGAGGGTGGCAATGATTCACCGGGTCTCCGAATAATTCCCTGTTCTTGTAAATATCGTGTTGGAAGAGGAAGCGGAATACCTTGGCGTTCAAATTCTGCATATTCTTCAGCTGTTAATGGTGGAGCGTAGTATGCTTGAAAAGGAGCCATTTGTAAAACGTGAGCGGGAACATTAAGTGCAGCACCAGCGCCAGCACCTGCAGCAGCGGCAGCATTGCCAGCACGCCCAAGAACATGTCCAGGTCCAGCAGATGCCCAGTTATACATACCAGGCCCTGTGCCGCGACCCGCATTTGCAAAATAGCGTGCTAAATATTGCTGATATCCACGACCACCAACGTTCATAGCACCAGGCATTCGTGCAAGTGAGCGCATCAAATCTTGCTGCTCAGCAGCCTGCCGAGCAAGATTTGCCACCGTCACTGTTTGTTGCATTCTATCTACTTACAACGGCTAAACCATTTTCGTGCTCTGGCAGATCTCGTCTTGGCTTTTCGCACAAGGTCCGCGTCGGGACCATAGTGAGTTTTACCGCAGACCAACAAAGATGAAACACGAGCGTAGCCCCATTGCTGCTGAGTTGCACCAGGACGATGACCAGTACGCCACGCTGCTAGACCACGGTCATAGGATTCTTGCAGAAGATCTTGCGGTACACCCGTTGCTTCGGCTCGCTCTTTAATTGACTTTGCATCTGGAAAAAGACGATTCCACTGCTCAGTATATCCAGATTTACGTGTTTTTACACCGCGATCTGTCTTGAATCCCACATAGGCCTTAGGGTCCTTTGAGTCGAGTGCGCCGAATTTGAGAATCTCCTTCTTTCGCTGTGTCTTCTTTTTATTGGAGAGACCCTTGTAATACTTTTTGGGCCATAGCTTCCTTGTCCTCATCTACCAGTTAGGCAGTTTTAAACCTCTGTTTTTGCTAGATGTCATTGGCCTTCACACGGAAAAACAAGAGGCAGACGGGAGGCTCACCTCAGACGGGAGGCTCACCTCAGACGGGAGGCGATTGTAGTGCGTGTTCTCTGCCTCCGCCTCCTCAGATGGGAGGCTCACCTCAGACAGGAGGTGGTGGTCAGACAGGAGGAGGTTGCCCGTGCAGGTCGTGGTTCAAGGGTGGCTCACCACCGACGGGTGGCTATAGAGCAACAGCCAAGAATCGCAAGTATCTGAAACTCTACAAGCGAGGCAAGTCGATCGGCTTCACAATGACTGCTTCTCTCAAGGCCAAGGGACTTATTCCCAGAACCTCACGGAAAAACAAGGGCAAAAAGGTACTTGGACCCAAGTATAAGTAATCAGTACTATGGACACATCAAACAAAGCAAAAACACGCAGAGTCGCACTCCGATCAAAAGTCATAACACGCCGTCGTACATTGACAGGCGGAGGTATCGTAAAACTCAATACAGACGCTGCAACAGCGATTCTCCAGCCGGTCTTTAATGATTTGCCAGCGACCAAGGCGAACGGAGATCATAATCTGACGTACGGCGAAATTGAGTGGCCTACACTCAAATATATCATTGAACAGGCCAATACACAACAGTGGCCCTCCGGCAACGGCAAGTTCTATGATCTCGGCTGTGGACGCGGACGTGCAGTTCTCTACGCTGCTCTGGCTGGCCCCTTCGACCAGGCAGTCGGTATTGAGATTCTGCCCGAACGCATCGCTCTGGCCCAGCAAGCTCTCGCTAAACTTAAGCAATCGATACCGACCGCAGGCGCTAAAGTCAAACTTCTTGAGACATCGTTCCTGAATCCTTCTCTCAAGTACAAGGATGCCCGGGTCGTATTCTTCAGCAATCTCTGTATTGACGATCAGACCTCTTCAGCCTTGTTCAATAAATTGAATACGGAAATGCCGAAGGGATCCTTTCTCTTTTGCTCGAAGGCGCCGTCAGCTCCAGTTCCTGCGTTTGAGCACGTTTCAGTTCAACGAATGCCGATGACGTGGACACCGACTTCAGAGCTTCACGTCTTCCGACACCTATAAAAATGCATCTTAACGGTAATGGCTACGCTGTCTGTAGGTCAACAACCAGAAAAACCAATTGTACGAACCCGGTTTGGATACGAGGCAAAGGAGTGTGTCAAGGCACTACAAGAGGTCTTATCCCAAACTGGTGCTGCAGCAACAGGAAAAGCCCTTCACTACAGTGCTGACTTACTCTGTAGCGGTGGGTTTGAGATATGGATACGACTTTGCTGGACGTTCATTTTCCAGAATATCCATTTGACAAGTCTCCGGGTCTTTGTTTATCTCCAACAACGGACTCTGGATTTGGAGGAGCGATCGAGAAAGTTGGATCTGGAGGAGTTATACAAGGATCCGGAATTCCAGCAACGGGCGGCGGAAGTGGTTCTCATTTTGCAAACTCTTCCGAGACAGAGTAAACTCGTTTGGCCAAAGGTTCCGGTGGAGACGCACGATTCGATCTGGATTCAGAGTGTCTCGGCTCCGAAAGAAACTGAGCCGGTTCGGAAAGTCTGGGCGCCTCAACACGATCAGCCGATCTTGAGATTTGTAGGGAACCAGATTTTGACGGCGTGCGAAGAAGCCAATGTGGAGAGAGCGTTATTCTGGTTGAGGTGGGTTTTGGATGAAGATAAGCGTCTGCGGAAACTGAACAATGGAATTACAATGACAACGAATCGGCGAGGACAACCGGGATCTGGAAAGATTGATAAGGCGGAGATTGGATATTTCGTTGCGGCGATTTGTGCGGAGGCCTACAAAGATTTGGCGCGCCGGGGTCTGATTCGGATGCACGAGGAGTTTCAGGCGCTGCTCGATCTGTGGAAGGGGAAACAAGCACGTCTGGGTATGCGACAACGCCAGGAGTGCTTGGCTATAATGATATTAGCTCTGGCCGAGGTGCCGAGATGGAAAGTTCCAGCTGCGCAACCTCTTGTTAAGGATCCGACCGTTATCAGTCGAGCAGTGCAGCAGTCTGTGAGGTTTTTCCAGGAGGTATTGAGCAAACCGCAAGTTCAACCGATTGTTCCGAAAGATATTGTGGGGGCTACTAAACGAAAGAAGGTGGCGTTAGCTGGGAAGCCTAGTAGTACAGAAGATCAGATGAGGTTGATGGATGAGATGGTTATGGCGTTTATCGATAGATAAACGAGAAGGTAATGGCCTTCATCGATAGATGAATACGATAGATAAGATACTAACAAAAATTGAAGTACTTCAACTGCTACTTACTTGTATACCCCGTATACGAATAAGATGCAGGCTCTTGTTCAGAAGTTGATTGCTGCAAATGAAGCATACCGTAATGGATCCACGCTTCTGATGACGGATGATGAGTATGATGAGGGCATTGAGATGCTGGCTCGCGTTGATCCCAATCATCCACTTCTCTTTCAGGTCGGTGCTGAGACAAATCAGACTGGCAAGGCAACAAAGCTCCCGCACCGTATGGCCTCTCTGGACAAGGCAAAGGTTCAGGAGGATCTGGCAAAGTTTATCAAGAGACAGCCCGCAACAGGCCAGCTGGGATTCATTCTGAGTGAGAAGCTGGATGGAATCTCCGGCCTCTGGAGTCCTTCAAAGGGAAAGCTCTATCTCCGTGGAAATGGAATTGTTGGAGTGGACGTCAGCAATTATTTGTCGTATCTACAGCTCTTCACAACTCAGAAGCCAACGACCGAGGATATTCCGGAGGATGTCTGGATTCGGGGAGAGTTGATTCTTCCAAAGTCTAAGATTCCTCCTGGGCGTCTTGGCCGATCGATCACGAATGGAATCTTTCACCACGATATTCCTGATCCGAAGGAGGCAGCCAATGTTCGCTTCGTGGCCTACGAGTTGATTGGAATGCCGGGACTTACCGCGCCGCAGCAGATGGCCTGGCTTCAGAACTGGAGTCTGTACCTCCCGTGGTTTCAGATCGTCGCAGGCGCTCTGCCGAGTGCTGCAGATCTGTCAACGATCCTCGAGTCTCGTCTGGCTGCGTCGGAGTATGATATGGACGGAATCGTTATTCGGACCAAGCAGCCGCCCACAAAGGCTGTGATCAAGGGAAATCCGACGGAGTGTGTTGCGTGGAAGCCTCCACGGGGAGAAACGAAACTTACAAAGGTGATTCGAGTAGAGTGGAATGCAAGTGCGAATGGACGTCTTGTCCCTCGGGTTGAGATATTGCCGGTTGCTCTGGGTGGTAGTACGATCACCTTTGTTACGGGCACTCACGCTCGGCGTATTCTCGATTGGAAGGTGGGTCCGGATGCGATGGTTGTAATCCGGAAGGGTGGAGATGTAATCCCGGTTCTGGATTCTGTTCAGACTCCTTGCAGTCTTGCGCCCTCTCAGATCTTTCCGCCGGCAGATCTGTACGAGTGGGATGGACCTGCTGAGACTGCAGTGAACATCAAGCAAAAGATTGCTGATAAGGCAACGCAGGCTGCACAGCTTCTTAAGATGGCAACAAAGTTGGACTGGGAGAACGTGGGGCCGTCTCAGATGAAGGCTCTGGTGGATGCGGGTTTCACATCAGTTCCAGAAATTCGAAAGGTATCTGAGGCAGATCTGAAGAAGTTGCTGGGTCCGACGAAGGGAGCCCACTTCTATGCGCTTGTTCAGAAGGATGGCTGGTTGAATAAGACTGAGATGCAGTTGTTTCTGGCGAGCCCGATTGGTCGTGGTGGTATTGGTTCAACGAAGCTGGAGGGTCTGGCGGCCATTCAGCCCGATACCACTCTTTGGGCCAAGCCGGAGACTTTTACGGGAGTCAAGGGTTGGTCGGCAGATTCGCTGAATGAATTTAGGACGATCTGGGCAGCCTATGAGACGTTCAGGAAGACGGAGTGGAACTTCTTGCCGTATCCGCAAACGAAGTTACAAACGAAGTTGCAAACGGTTGCTCAAGTGCAGACTCTTACACAAATTCCTATTATCGGCTCAGTCGTGTTCAGCGGCTTTCGTGATGCAAAGCTTGAAGAGAATCTCATCATCAAGGGATACAAGGTGTCGGATACGGTCAAGGCTGATACGAAGGCGGTTTTGATAAACGATAAGGAGGATCCTGAGACTTATACGTCAACAAAGATTGAGAAAGCGAAGAAGCTTCCCGGTTGTCGTATTCTGCGAAAGAGCGATTGGGTATCGCTATAGAAAATCAGCCGATAAAGATAGAGTCGTAGCGACAATGCAAGCATTACATATACCTTCAATCAAAATGCCTTCAATGCCAACAATTGAAGTTAGTTTTTTAAAGAGCCAGGAGTTTTGGAAATACGCAGTGTATACCATACTCGTACTATTAATGCTCACCTATGCTGGACTGGCGTTCTGGTTCTATCAGACCAATTCGACGTATACTGAAGATCCAAAAAAAGTAGCAACGTTGATATCGATTAGACGGCAAGATCTGAGTTCAGCAATTGATCGTTTACCAATGGTTGAAACATCTGTTATTGCGAATTTAAGCGGAATTGTTCCGTGGTCTTTGATTCCTCAAAATAATACACCGCTTGTCAATTGGCGTCCGTTGACAGTTCGTCTTTGCGGATATCTTGGGGGCGCTAACGGAATCAAAAATGGCGTGTTTGATATGAATTACGGAATAACAAAAACACTCAACCTCGGTGCACGTGGATTCTTTTTTGATATTGATTATCTTGAAGCTGCACCGTGTGCTCCTGTCCTGCTCTACAGAGATGAACAGGGATATAAGCGCTCATTAATGAGCGGATCTGTAAAGGATGGAATGACAGCGATAGCAAGCAATGCATTTAAAAATAATAATGATCCTGTTTGCATTTTTATCTATTTGCGCAGAATTCCGAAGGGACCCAAGCAACAGACCACCTTTTTTACAAATCTTGCAAACGCATTACAACCTTTGGATTCCTATTTCTTAAAGACAACTGATGCAGGGAATGCATATGGTCTTCAAAATGAAGATAAAATCTTTACAATGCCGATCTCAAGTTTTACAAAGAAGTGTATTGTTATGATTAATTACAACACGACAACTCTAACAGGAACAGGCCAGTCAAATCTGAACTACTGGAACAATGCACGTATATACCAGCACACAACTGGAACAGGAGCTTCGATTGGTGGTATCACACCAGCTGCAACGACTCCGCAGGGATATGTGCAGGTTGCAGATGCGAAAGAGATTCTCCAAATGACAGCGGTTCAACAGGTGGCTTTTGCTGAAACAGCTCGTTCTAAGTTTACACTTGCTATCCGCGAACCTGAGTATCAGTACAAATCTTCAGATTTAGAGATTCTTCTTAATACGCTAGGTGTTCAGTGCATTCCGATTGATGTTCTCTCAAATGCGGCGAGCCCAGATCACATAGCCGCACTTGAGGAATCTAGAAAAAATACTATAGCCAAGTCTCCTCTAAAAGTATCAGATTTATCGATGGATGCAACAACTTCTAAAAAAGATCCTTTGGCTTATTGGTATCAAGCAGGTTGGTCTTTTAAGAATATAGCATAATAGTAAAGAGAATGAAGTATAGCGAAGTACTTTTTGTTATACTACTGGTCGCGATTGTTGCATTGGTGATAAACTCAACACGCTATGGATTTGCGAATCCAATTCCAGGATATACAATTCCAACTCCTGCAGTTCCTAAGAAGCCGTCCGCCGCAACCAATTCAAATGGTGGTCTTGTTTCTATCGGTTAGTAGAGTGCTTGGCAGATGTCAGGAGATAAAATTATTGAAGATCTTGAAAAGATTGTAGATCAAGCTCAGGAACGACTTGATCTGGAAACAGCACAAAACCCGGCACTGCAGAAGGCCATTCACGTTGTGGAGACGTTCTTACGAAGGCGCGGCCGCGTCTGTTATGGTGGCCAGGCGATTAACGCGCATTTGCCTGAGAAGGACAAGTTCTATGATCCGAATGTGAGCTTACCTGACTATGACTTCTTTACGCCCGATGCGAAGGCTGATACCGATGAGATTGTTGATGAACTGAAGAAGGCTGGCTTTACGGAGATTGCCAAGCGCATTGGTATTCACGAAGGGACAACCAAGATCTATGTAAACTATGCTGCGATTGCGGATGTCACTGGAGTGATTGCAGAGTTTTACGAACCGATTGCCAAGCGATCCGAAGTGTATGAAGGCATTCACTACGTGGATCCGATTTTCTTGCGAATGTTGATGTACCTTGAAATCAGCAGGCCGCGCGGTCAGGTTGCGCGGTGGACCAAGGTCTATGAGCGTCTGCAGCTTCTGGAGAAGGCGAAGCCGTTGCCTTACTGTGTCAAGCGTAAGGCAACAATCTTTGAGGACGAGCAGTCAGCGAGAGCGAGAGCCTTTTTGGTCAAGTATATGATCACGAATCGGCGTGTATTTATGGGTGCTGACATTCACGAGATCTACAAGCAGAGTGGCCTAGGCAAATCTGCAGGGTCCCGGACTCACTTTCTGTTAAAAGGATCAGCTCCGGTTGTTTTCTTGAGCCCTGATGCCGAGCACGACGCTGAGCAGATTATGAAGGTGATGCGTGTTCGCAAAGTATCAATTCAGGGCTATCAGAATTACTTGCCGCCGATGGTTGCCTTGTACAAGGGCGACAGCATAGTCTGCTTGATTGTCCAGCAGGAGGCGTGCCACTCACACGTTATTCTACCGCTCACGAAACACAGACAACTCCGTGTTGCGTCAATGGATACATTGCTGACATTTTTGATTAGCTTGTACTATCGCGAGGACTCGTTGCTGATGACAAAGGAGGCACTTCTTTGCTGGATTCGCGAGTACACGAAGATTATGGAACGGTATCGTCAACATCCGACGTCGATGTTTCCTGCGTTCTCAATTGAATGTACTGGGTACCAGACGAGCTTTGCTTCATTGCTGAGAGCCAAGGCGGCGCGTATTGAAGCTGAGCGGCAGAAGATTAGTAGTGG